TAACCATTAAATACCACGACGACACATCCCTCACCAAAGAAGAAATTCTGCGCCAAAGCTACGAAAATTATGGCAAGAGTGCAGAAGTGGATATCATGCCAGATTCAAGTAAGCCTCATGATATGATTTATCACGGTATTCAGGCTATTATCACACATGATCAAATTAGTATGTTTTATGATAACAAAGTAGATTATCAAAAGAACATTCAGAAGTTGCGTAATGAAACGCTTTATAAGATTCAAGAGATTTTGGATCAGGTAATTATTGATAATGAGGTTAAAGTTACATGAAGCCAATAGGACCGCCTAGTAGAACTATATGTGATATCTGCGGCGAATTAAAAGAAGGCAAACATACTAATTGGATTTGTATGTTTTTTAAATGGTTAGATAAAAAGGTTACGTAATGGATATTTCTGCAGTACTATTAAATAAGCTATTAGCAGAAAAGAACTTAGATGTATGGGCTAAACTTAAGTTAGCCTTCCTCGACCCTAGCTACAGTAGTCTGTACACTCATATCAACCGGCACTACACAAAGTACAGTGCCATTCCTAGCTTTGAAGACCTGGAAGTAACTGTAAGAGAGCTCCCAGTTGCTAAGACTCTAGCTACCTTACAATTGCTAGATGAGGCTGATATTACAGCAGAGATTGCACTGGATGCATTAATTGACCAGTACACTCAATCAGAGACAATTAAGCTACTAGATAAGTTTATTGATAAGCTACCTGTTTATGACAGTGCTGAAATTAAAGAAAACTTGGCTAGTATCGTACTGACCCTAGACGAAAAAACTTTATCTTCTGAGAACGTTTTTTCCATGTCTGAGGTTAGTGTTTTCGTGCGTCCGGAAGAATTAGCGCGTACTCGTATGCACTTGGGTCTTAATAATACCTTCGATTCAGTATTGAATGGTGTGGCTAGACAAGAGTACATTATGTTGGGTGGAAAGCGCGGTTCTGGTAAGTCTATCCTGTGTAGTAATATTCTTACCGCACAGTACGAGGCAGGCTTTAGTTCGATATATTTTACTATTGAAATGTCCCACCAAGAAGTACTACAGCGTAATATCTCTATCCTCGCGGATATTGACCATAGAGCGCTGAAACAGAATACTCTTAGTGATGCTGATATTCTAAAGGTAGTAAAGACTCGTGGTAGTATGTTTACGGATGCTGATAAGTATGTAGACGAGTTTATGCAAACTAGAGATCAGTACCAGTTTGAAAGTAATATCAATAAGTACTGTACTCTTAAGCCAGATAACCAGATGGTTATTGTAGACGACCGCAAATTATCTATGAGTAGTATTGATCTGCATTTAGGTAAGATGAAGGCTCGCTTCGGTGAAAAGTTTGGCGTAGCAGTAGTAGACTACTTGAACCAGATTCATATTGAAGGCTCGGGGGGTTCTAAGTATGATTGGCAGCCACAGATTGACGTTTCTAGTAAGCTGAAAGAGTTGGCTAGAAAGTACGATATTGTTATGATTACTCCGTATCAGATTGATGCAACTGGCGAGGCTCGCTTTGCTAAGGGTATCCTGGACGCTGCGGATATTGCGATGATTCTAGAGCCTCACAATGATGAAGGTGCTATTAGTATGGAAACTACTAAGATTCGTGGAGATAAAGCTATGAAGTTCACTAGCGGTATGAATTGGGACAGTCTACGGATTAGCCCTATACCAGTAGACCCTCCGGCCCCTAAAGAAAAGGGTAAAGATAAAATGAAACGTGCTGGTAAGGCAGAGGCTGAAGACAGCGAGCCTAAAGAACCCGCATCAGACGTACCTTGGTAACAGTATGGATAAAGAACGAGTAGAAACACTATTGTTAGGTCTATTAGGGTCCGAGAAACTAGTATCCTTATGGTGGGATAGCCCGAATAGATCCTTTGATTACGAGACTCCTGCGTTTATGTGGGAGTCTGACCCTAAGAAGGTAGTTAGCTACATACTAGAGCAATTTATATATTAACATGAGCAATCCAGTAGAACAACTATTAATAACAAAAGGATTAAGTTATGGTCACTCTGGAAAGGACTTTTTAACTAAATGCCTTAACCCAGAGCATAATGACAGCAATCCTTCGTTCAGAATAGATAAGACTACGGGTATATCCCATTGCTTTAGCTGTGGGTATAAATGTAATATATTTAAACACTTCGGAGTATTTGCTAATCATACATCTATTAAAGTAGCTAAGTTAAAAGCTAAGTTACTTGAGTTGATGATTAACACTGACGGTTTGGAGCCTCTGAAAGGTTCTAAGCCTTTTCACTCAGCGTATCGTGGCCTACCAAAGTCCTTTCTACAATCTTTTGGTGCGTTTACTACAGACCATATAGACAATCTTGTAGACCATATCTGCTTTCCACTTACAGATGTTAGAGGGAAGACAGTAGCGTACATTGGTAGAAATACTCTATCTAATGAAGGCCAGCGATACAATAATTATCCAGTTGGTGCAGCGTTACCACTATTCCCTGTGTTGCTAAAAGATAAACACAAGAACTTAGTATTAGTCGAAGGCCTGTTCGATATGCTAGTCTGTCAGTACCACGGTATTACTAATGCAGTGGCTTGTTTCGGTACTGGAAAGTTATATAATGAGACTGCTGCTAAACTAATGCCTTACAAGGTAATGGGAATCGAAAAGATATTTATTCTATTCGATGCTGATACGGCAGGTAAGCAGGCAGCAGAGAAATTAAAACCCCTTATTGAAGAGTGCGGCTTCGTAGTAGAGATTATCAATTTACCAGAAGGCGAAGACCCTGGGTCATTGGAAGCCGACCATTTAGAACAAATCTTACATTATACAAAATGATATATAAACTAATAACAGCTAGTAGCTTGGAAGAATTTCGTAAATTCTGTGACAGTGTCATGGAGGCGGGGTATAGGCCTCATGGAAGCATCTCCGTATGTATGGGTCCTAACGGTAATTATACTAGGTATACACAGGCTTTCACATATGAATAAAATAGCAATAATCGACAAACAACCAAGTAAGAATGACTATCGGAAATACTTCGAATTCGAGTTTGATTTATTCCACATGAGTTCCGTGCCGCTACCTAAGCTATTAAAGAAGGACGTAGACCTAGTAGTTGACCTAGAGCCGTATGATTACGTTATTCTAGTAGGTAGCGAGGCAGCGAAAGAATACGCAAAGATTACTAGCGTTACCAACTACGCTGGACAGCTAATGCATGACAAGTTCATTGCAATCAGCAACCCTGCCATGTTACATTTTAAGCCGGAGGGTAAGCCAGCATTTCAGGCGTCTGTGGATAAAATTCACAAATACTTAAAAGGGGAAGTTACTAATGCTAGTAAAACAGGAGATTTTAAAGGAATACTGGACGTTGATGAGGCAAAGGAATTCCTACGTGAAGTACTTACCAACGCTCAAGGTTACGTTGCAGTCGATACCGAAACAACCTGTCTCTACCCTAGAGACGGATACGTTCTCGGAATCTCAATATCTTATAAAGCCAAACACGGTAGATATATATCATGCGACGCCTTGGACGAAGATAATCTAGCACTACTGCAAGAGATATTTAATACTTTCTATATTGTATTTCATAATATGAAGTTCGACTACAAGATGATTAACTATCATTTTGGGTTGGAGTTTAATCGGGCTAAGGTGCATGACACAATGGTTATGCACTACGTACTAGACGAGAATGATGGCCACGGCCTGAAACCTCTAGCATTGAAGTATACTGACTACGGTGACTACGATACTCCATTGGATGACTTCAAGAAGCAGTACTGTGCAACTCACGGTATTCTAGCAGAGAGCTTTACATACGATCTTATCCCTTTTGATATTATTAGTGATTACGCGGCAATTGATACCGCAGTTACTTTAGCACTGTTCCATAAGTTCTGGCCGGTAGTACAGAAGAACCCTAAACTACTAAACGTATACAATACGCTACTTATCCCAGGTACTTTGTTCCTAATGGATATGGAAGAAGTGGGTATCCCTATTGACAGAACACGTATGCAAGCAGCAGACGTTTACCTAGACAAGTGGATTCTAGAAGCTAAGCAAAAGATTTACGAGTTTGACGCAGTTAAACTATTTGAGAAAGATCACGGTGATAGATTCAACCCTAATTCAGTGCAACAGCTCAGAAAGGTACTCTTCGACTACGCGGGACTTAGTCCCGTACAAGGCAAGCTGACCGCAACAGGAGCAATTAGCACAGACGCTGAGGTTCTGGAAGAATTGTCAGAACAGCACGAATTGCCTAAGGCTATCCTAACTGTACGACAGCTAGGAAAGATGCAGAATACTTATATCAATAAGATTTTGCCAGAGTTAGATAAAGACAGCCGCATTCGTACTAACTTTAATCTGATTTTTACGACTTCGGGTAGATTGTCAAGTTCAGGTAAGTTCAATGCGCAGCAGATTCCTCGTGATGATTCTATTATCAAGGCGTGTATCAAAGCACCAGAAGGCTACAAGATTGTTAGTCAAGACTTGCAGACTGGTGAGATGTACTACGCAGCGGTACTAAGTAACGACAAGAATCTGCAACAAGTTTTCCTATCTAAGGGAGACTTCCATAGCACTATTGCTAAAATGGTGTTCGATCTGGTATGTGATGTAGCAGATGTAAAAAAACTATTTGGCTCGATGCGGCAATCCGCTAAAGCTATTTCATTCGGGATTTTATACGGTTCAGGGCCACAAAAGGTATCTGACACCGTTAGTAAGGAAACAGGAGTATACTACGGTATTGACAGAGCGAAAGATGACATTAAAGCATATTTTACCAAGTTCAGCAAACTTAAAAGCTGGCTCAAGTCTAGAGAAGACTTTATCCGTACTAACGGCTTTACTTATAGCTTTTTCGGCCGTAAACGTCGTCTTGTTAATGTCTTTTCTTCTGACAAAGGTATTGCCGCACATGAAGTTAGAAGTGGAATCAATAGTGAAGTTCAGTCAATTTGTAGCGATGTAAACCTATTAGGTGCTATTGATACTGCTAACGAGTTGAAAGCTAAGGGATTAGATGCTAAAATCTTTGCATTAGTGCACGACTCTATTGTAGCTATCGTTAGAGACGATCACGTTGAAGCATACTGCGAAATTGTTAAGCGTAATACTCAGAAAGACCGTGGCTGTTCTATCCCTGGCGCTCCTATTGGTGTAGACCAAGACGTAGGACAAGACTACAGCTTTGGAGACTTTGAGGATCAGTATGAATTTATCGGAGATCAGTTATCCCGTATTCAAGCTAAGGGATAGTGAGCCCCTTAAGCATGGTACTCTAAAATACTATCTGTTCGAAAACTACGTGGATAATGAGGACGGGGAAATTGTCTCCAATAATCAAATCCGCTTAGTTGATGATCTAGCTATTGAGCATGAGTCTCTAGGTATGCGTAGGCTGATACTTAAGAATGAAGGGTACGATTTACTAAAACTAAATCGTGCTATCTACTTTTTAGGTGATTTAATAAAGATAGCAGATACCAAGACGTGGTTTATAGACAACAGCGGTAAAGTATTCAACTACAAAAAAGACACTAGGGCTAAGCTATCGTTCCATAAAGTGACAAAGGTACTACGTATCCCTACAGGGGGCGTAATAGTAGAAGCACATGGAGTTCCTCAGCGTATGAAGGCGCTTTTTGCGCCAATCATACCTAGAGACCAGCTGCATGTAGGGGTTCTGCACTTAGGAATGAGCAAGATATTATACGGATTTTACTCCGAAAAACATACAGATACATGGAGAAAAGTGTGACAGATACAATTGTAGATAAATTACTAATACAAGCTATAGGTATTAATGCTGAGAAAATAGCAGAGCATGAAAAACAGGTAGCTTTTATAAGGAATCAAATCCTTATACTACAGAAGGAAATTACTGAGTATAGAGCTGAGTACAAAAAAGCTTGTCCACACCCAGAGAAGACTGTAGAATCCTTCTATACGGAAGGTGGTTATGACTATAAGTCAGAAACTACGTATATCACTAAATGTGTTAGATGCGGAGAAAAGCTAAGTAGTAGGGTAGAGCGCGGTGGTTATGCCTAAAGCAATACTTAGTAATAAAATATACCTGGATACCACACCAGAGCTAACTAAAGAGTTAGTGAAAGCGCTAACCTACAAGATTAAGAAGCCTCCTAGACCTGGGCTCACCCATTTTTCAATGTACGACATTGTTAAGACCTATAAGATTATAGGACCTAAAGTAATCGCTATCCCGAGTGGCCGATTGGATTTAATACCTACAGACTATGAGATTATTGATAGGCGCTCAGTTAATGAGATGCCTTTCCCTTACCCTAAGTCGGAGCTACGTAGCGAACAGTTAGAGGTATATAATCAAGTAGATGGAATGTGTTTCATTAACGCGATGGTGGGTTGGGGTAAGACTTACACAGCCCTACACATTGCTAGAAAGTTGGAACAGAAAACTCTAATCGTATGCCATACCACAGTTCTTAGAGACCAGTGGATTGAAGAGGCTACCAATCTTTTTGGTATGAAGATTGGAGTTATAGGTAGTGGTGAGTTTGATATTGACCACGCTATTGTAGTGGGCAATATACAGACCCTAAGCAAACGCTTGCCGGATATTGCTAAGGAATTTGGTACAGTTATCCTAGATGAAGCACATCACTGCTCTGCAACTACTTTCACCATTTTTATGGATGGAATGTACGCTAAGCATAAGATAGGCTTATCGGGTACTATGACTAGGAAAGATGGTAGGCAGGTAGTATTTAAAGACTTCTTCGGTTCTAAGCTGTTTCAGCCAGCGCAGTCTAATACAATGACTCCTAGTGTTAAAATAGTGCAGACCGGAATCACATTAGCACCTGGAGAGGCTTGGGCTAATACGTTGTTATATGATGAAAGTTACCAAGGCTTTATAGCTAAAGTAGCGCAAACTCAAATGGCTCAAGGTCACAAAGTTCTAATTGTGGCTGATAGGGTCGAATTCTTAAACAAAATGGGAGAACTAATTGGCGAAAAGTGTGTGTGTATTACTGGGGAAACCGATACAGAAGTGCGAAAAGACATTAAACGTCAAGTTGAAGAAGGAGAAAAAGATTGCGTGGCTGGAAGCAGGCAAATCATCAGTGAAGGATGGTCAGTAAATCCACTATCGTGCGTGATTTTGGCGGGGCCAATATCTGCACCGGCTGGTGCTGATGGACTACTAGAACAAATTATTGGTCGTATTCAACGTATGTGGCCTGGTAAAGTTCAACCTTTAGTTATAGATATGCAGTTCGCAGGGTTTGCAGATAAGAAACAGAATAAAGAGCGCATTGCTTTCTATACTCGTAAAGGCTGGGATATGGTAGGTATCCAATAGAAAATTAGGCTTGCGCTGCTATATCAAACGTGGTATAATTATTACTTCACAAAGGCAAAATGTGTTATTTTTTAACCTAAAGACGTTAGAGGAGCAATCATGTAATGATAGTAAGAAATTTCTTGAAATGCTTTATTTCCATTGGAGCAAGCAACCTTTAACTAAATACCAACTTAAACACCAATCTAAGGTATCGTTGGCGGGTGGGTCTTATCTTATAAATCCTAGGGATTTCTTCTTAGATAAAACCACTGACCCACTATACCGAGTGCAATACATAAAACTTGCAGGGCTTCGAGACTATTTACTGTGGAAGCAGTATGGTTTCTCCGGCTTGCAACGTTCATATTACCCCGACCTAGCAATAGATAATATATCTCATAATCCATTGCTAAAAATAACTAAAACAGACGTACAATTTAAGTACGAACAGAAAGAAAATTATGGCTCTTAGCTTCTCAAAAACCAACGGCTCCGCAATCAAGAATACACAAGATTCTTACAAGATCAAAGATGGTGAAAACGTCCTACGTATGGTAGGTGGAATTCTCCCACGTTATATGTACTGGATTAAAGGTACAAATGACAAGCAAATCCCAGCTGAGTGCTTGGGGTTTGACCGTGACCAAGAAAAGTTCACAAACAAGGAAGTTGATCATGTACCAACATATCACCCTGAACTCAAATGCCAGTGGTCTTACAGCGTTAACTGTATCGACCCCGCTGATGGAAAAGTTAAGGTATTCAACCTTAAGAAAAAGCTGTTCGCAGCCGTTTGCTCTGCCGCTGAAGACTTGGGACTTGACCCAACAGACCCAGACACCGGATTCGATATTATCTTCAAGAAAGTAAAGACCGGCCCGCTAGCGTACAATGTGGAGTATACCCTGTCTCAGCTAAAGTTGAAGACTCGTTCTCTTACAGATGAGGAGCGCGCTGCAGTTGCTGCTGCTCCTACTATCGACGCTAAGTTCCCCCGTCCTACACCAGAAGACATTAAAGCTCTCTTAGACAAATTGGCTAAGGGTGTGGAAGATGAAGAAGCTAAGGATGCTGGTGTTGACAGCGAATCGGTGAACGAACTCGGTTAATCTAATAGCCCCTAAGGTTGAAAGGTCTTAGGGGCTTTTTACGCAATTTAATATACAGCATGAATCATGTTACAGTAAATAGACTAAAAGAACTACTAGATTATGATATGGATACCGGAATTTTTACGTGGAAAGTATCTAGAAAAAGGTTGGCCGCTATTGGTAGCATAGCTGGGGCCACTAATGGCTCAGGATACAGGCAAATTAGTATTGATGGTACCGTGTACTTATCTCATAGGCTTGCGTGGTTATACTGCTTTGAGGAGTGGCCTAAATTAGTAGACCATATTAATAGAGATAGAACAGATAATAGAATAAGTAACCTAAGAGAAGTAACACAGTCCCTTAATATTCATAATAGCAAGGATAGGCCTAGTAAGAGCGGGTTTAGGAATGCTAGAAAAGTAGGAGACAGGTTTCAGTCAGAGATAAAAGTAAACGGTAAGTCTATACACTTAGGTATGTACGACACCGCAGAAGAAGCGTCTAACGCTGCTAAAGAATATAGAGAAAAGTTATAATGAAAATATTGTTTTGTGCGGATATACACATAAAACTTGGAGCTAAAAACGTGCCCATTGAATGGGCTAAACGTCGTTATGGGTTGCTAATTAACGACCTGGTTGAAGCACAAGCAATGGCCGATAAGTTCATTATCGGTGGGGACATCTTTGATAAGATGCCTAACATGGAAGAACTAGAAGTATACTACGACTTGGTTGCAAGCTGTACAGTACCTACTCTAATCTATCCAGGAAACCATGAGTCGCTAAAGAAGGATACTACCTTCTTTAGCTATCTCAAGTCAGTAACTAAGAAGCTGAATAAATTAGTAGAAGTCGTTGATGACTACTATACAGAGTTTGAAAATGGTGAGGCTCTATTCGATATTATCCCTTATAATAGGCTAAAAGAATATGAAAAAGACCCTCGAAAGTTCAACGCAAGCACCTTGTTTACCCACGTCCGAGGAGCAATCGAACCTCATGTTAAGCCAGAAGTGGACTTGGGCATCTTCTCAAATTGGAAAACAGTTTTGGCAGGTGATTTGCACTCTCATGATAACTGCCAGCTTAATATTCTTT